ATCGCAAATTCCTTATCACCATATTGGATAATCTCAGCGTCAACCACTTTTATACCGTTTTCTTCTAAGTAATTTTTCATACCCAACGCAGTGGTAACCCCATCTAAATCTTGGTGAAAGTATATTTTAGCCTCAGGATATCTTCTGGATAATTCTCTGATATTTCTTATTCCCGATTCTGTTATTAATTTTTTATTCATACTTATAAATATTTTTTGGGTATAAAAAATTAAAATTCACATATTGCGTGATCTCCAAACATATTGTCGTATTCGTCTTCCATGGTATTCAATTTATTATAAATACCATTAAAAACTAAAACTTCCACATTATAGTGGAAGTTCTTTTATTTGTTCTAAAGCTTTAAAATAATTAATCCTTGTCTCAGCAATCTTTTTATAATTTTCACTTAATTCAATTCCTAACCATCTACGTTCTAATATTTGAGCAGCTACTAATGTTGTTCCTGATCCAGCAAATGGGTCCAATATTACATCGTTTTTGTAGGATAGTATTTTAATCGCTTTGGTTGGTATATCCATGGAGAAAGTCGCCTTGGTGAGTGATTTAGTATCCGCAAAGTAATTCCACTGACCAAACACAAGTTCCATAAACTCTTTCTTATCTTTTTCCTCATACACTACTTTTTTCTTTAATGTTCCATCTTCCTGTTCAATTTCAGTTGGAACTCCTTTCCATTGTGGTTCACCTTTAACTTTTTTGATGTGATGTTTTTTGTAAGCTAAAATAACACATTCCTTTGGATTATAGATGTAAGGACTTGACGGTGACATCCAAGAACCCCACGCAGTAGTTTTAGATCTATGTGGTGATTGTTCTTCCAAGTCAACAATACCAAAGAATCCAAATCCAATTTCCTTCATTATCTGATACATTTCAGAAACAAAGAAGATACGACCACCTTTCTTTTGTCTGTTAATCTCATAAGGAATGTTAAGAGCAATACGTCCATCGTCCTTCAATACGTTATACGCTTCGGTTAACCAATTCTTAGCAAATACCAAATACTCATCAAATTCAACATCATCATCGTGTACATCATACTCAATCCCAACCCCATAAGGTGGTGATGTTACGATTAAATCAACAGATCCTTCAGGTAATTTTTTCATTACCTCAACACAATCTCCCTTTATAATTTTTCCTGTTTCTATCATGTTATTTTTTATATTGTGTTTCTAAGTATTCAAATAAATTTAAAAACTTTGGTATCTCACCTTTGGTTTTAAGATAATAATCCCTCATTTTTAAACAATTTAATCCGTATTTTCTATCGTGACCTAAACGATCCTCAACGTTTTTAATTTTTACGTCTGTTGTTAAAATATAGGATATTTTATTTATAATGTCCAAGTTTGTTACCCTAAATGATGTACCGATATTAAATATAGTGTTAATAATCTCATCATCAAACATTAAATCACAGATTACTTTTACGTTATCGTAAACATACATCCATTCCCTAACTTGTTTACCATCACCATACACAGGAATTTCTTTACCTTCTTTAATTGATCTAGCGATTGTAGGTAAGAACTTTTCCTCAAATTGGTGTTCACCAAAGTTATTACAAGTTCTTGTAATAATATATGGTAAACCATAAGTTCTGTTAGCAGATAAAACTAACATATCAGATGCCGTTTTAGTTGCGGAATAATATGAACTAGGTTTTAAATTATCATCTTCAGTTGCCGTATGATTACTTGAGAAGTGTTCGTCCATATCACCATAAACCTCATCGGTTGAAATATGAATAAACTTCTTTAACCTTTTATTATTTCTTGATATCTCTAAAAGGTTAAAAGTCCCTTCAACATTTGTTTTAACAAATGGAAGTCCGTTTGTGATTGAATTGTCAACATGAGATTCTGCTGCGAAGTGAACAATATAATCAAATTCACCTAATTCATCTGCGGTTACATCACAAATGTCTTTTTGTAAGAATGAAACATTATGTTTAATGTTCGTTTTACGTCCAGCATATGTCAGTTTATCAATACAAAGAACATCACATTCAAAGTTATCTAATAAGTAATTTATAAAAGCGGAACCTATAAAACCCGCACCTCCTGTTACTATTATTTTCATTTTTTTTCTAATGTTTCTATATGATGTTCTAAGTACCATAAAGCTTTCTTAAGATCTTGTAATTCTTTATCCGAATCTTTCTTTCCCGCTCTTGATATATACTTTACCGTATTTCCTAATGAGAATCCTAATTCCCAAGCATCAATTACTTTGATTGCCTCATAAGGGTTATCTTCTCCTCCGTAATGTTGGGGGTGATTTACTTGTTCCATTTTTGGTGGAGGACACATACAAAGTACGTTAGCTCCACATACACATTCTTTTTCCATTTATTTTATTTTTTTTACAGGTACACCCACGTATGTTCCAGATTCCCCTATATGTTTAACCACCGCACCATTCATACCTATCGTAGTTAGAGAATGGATTGATAACTTTTCTTTAATTGTTGAATTATTTCCTAAATATACAAGGTCATAAATTCTAACATTTCCTGATACTACCGATCCTGGCATTGCACTAAAAAAATCTCCAATCACACAATCATGTCCAATATGATTACCTCTATTTAATATTGCGTGTTTACCAATTTTAATATTTGTTGTTAAAATAGAATTTGCCCCAATAAAACTACCTTCACCAATTTCAACATCATCCATTATTAATGCGGTTGGGTGTGCAAATGTGAAAAATCTTACACCCTTAGGTAGTCTTTGGATTGTATCGTACCTATCTCTTGGATCCGCAATAGCAACCATTACCTCATATTTCTCTATATCTAATTCAGATAATGGTAATGTATCATTACTCATATATTGATCATCGACAAACCTAACGAGTTTGATTCCCATTTGAGCCATCACTTCTCTTGCGTGACCACCATTACCAATTAGTGCTTTAATCATTGTTTATAAATGTCATATTTAGATAGATCAGGGTATGGTAACTCTAAATCTTGATTATGTCTCTTAGAACCATCCAAATTATAAAACTGACTCATCATAAGTAATCCTCTCGCTGCCAACTCAGGCATCATATAAAAGTTCCACCCTAACATATCAAAATTATCATCATGATATGAACATTCTCTTCTCCCACTAAATCGAGCTCTTTTGAACCACAACATTGCTTGATAATCATCGGTTAAAATTGCACCACCTTTACTCAATTTTAATGTTTTATATGGTCCCGTAAATGAAAGACACATATGTGTTTTTGGGATATACATATCGGCAGTAAACCTCAAGGCAGAATCCCATACATTACTTGGTGATAGTTGGTATGCACCTTTAATCATGTCTCCTTCAACAGGAGTAAAGTTAACCTTTAACCCTGAGTGAATAATCTCACACGGTACGGATGGGTATGTTTTTGAAGGACAGTCTATTTTATCTGTGGTTAAACTTTTCTTTATATTCTTTTCGTAATATAATGCCAAAAATAATGCGTTACTCATATTATCCAACGCAATCGCATATGGTGATCCAGTATAATCACATAGTGATCTTTCAAAATCTTCTGTTATTTTATGTACTCCGTTTGCCATAATAATTTATTTATTATCATTTATGTATTTTAATATTTCTTCCTCACTTTTCCCCTCATTAAACATCCTATAGACATTGCGTGAAAATTCATCCGTAGACATTACTGCGTCGGCATCTAAATAAGTCATAATATCTTTAAGGTGAATAAGGATGTTTTCTTTTTTTAAAAATCTTTTGTTAAAACCCATGTTTAATCTTCTAAAAATTCTTTTTCTTTTTTCTTGTCCTCTTGTTCGATATTGTAATTTCTCGCTTGATTAATTAACATTATTGTTTTTCTCTTAAATAAGGGTAATAATGTTTCTTCAATTGGGAAATCACCTTTACTAATCATTTCTAATACCGGTAATTTTGTTTTGTTTTCAGTTTCAGAAAATGTAGTTATTATCTTTGGCATTGTCAATTTGGTTTTATCATCACAATAAATTAATTTAACACTTGTCTTACTTTCAGGAGATCTTTTAGCTGCTGGAGATACCTCATACTCCCAAACATAATACTTGTTGTCTCTCTTATCTAAATGAAAGAAGAAACCTTTGTTGGATAAAATTTCTTTTTTGTTCTTCCTGTATTTTGTTTCAATACTATCAAAAACTATTGTCCACACAGATTTTGCAATGTTGAAATATTCTAACATCCTTGGTGCCGTGTATTGTAAAATCTTTGTGAATTCTTCATACTCATCAGTTGACATCTCAGGAACACTTTTAACTTTAAGATCTTTCACTAAAAGTTCGTCATCAACTGAATTAAATTTTTTATTTGTGTAAATAATTTTCTTATCCCTGATAAGTGTTTGTATGTTCGCTAAATGTAATGATAATTCTATAAACCCAGGATAAAGTTCCATGTTATCTAACTTTTCACCCATACGTTGGAAATATGATAGTAACTTATATTCTTTATGTTCCCTATCAATTGGCTTTTCGAACATCCAATCGGTGCCCATTACAAATTCTATTTTTTTCTTTCTTGCCATTAAACATAAACATAATGATATAATTGTATTCTGTAAAGGTATTAGTCAATTCTCATAACAACAAAAGTTGAATCATTAACTGAAACTGTATCATAATTACCGTCATATCCATTTATTACACTATAATCTGCCTCGTCAACTAAATCACGTAATAAACTTCCTTTATCAACAAAATTATTAAAATCATCACCCATGTCATTTAACCAACTTGCAGGATCATCTTTAATTTCTTGTAACTTATCTTCAACCGCTTCTTCCACCTCGTCATCATTTAAGTCACCATCTGGATCATCTTTTATATCTTGTATTTCAACATCAATGTCTTCTATTTCACTTTCAATTTCATCTGACCTTGATTCGTTATCTGATTCATGTTCACCATCCTCATCATCATCTTCATAATAAACTTCATCAACTTTTTTACCATTTTGGTAAATTTGCCATTTATTTTCAGACCACTCAACAATTAAAATGTTATCCATATAATCGTTAAATTTGAAGTATTTAACACTCTCAACTTCTTCTTCCGTAAGTGGGGATCTGGCACCACATTTAATCAAATAGGTTTCTATTTCAAGGGACCTTTTTTGGTTTTGTAGTCTTTCAATTTCTCTATCTTGACTATTACTAGTTTCTCTACTAATACCATAATTGGTCGGATCATCAGTAACCCATTCACGAATCATATCTTCATAATATTCCGCAACCTCATCACCATCAATATGATATGATAAAGTATTTTTATCAAAATTACTTAAATCATTTACCATTTCTTCATAATACTGTTCAACAGAATCATCCGCCTCACTTTCAGTTCCAACCGCATAAACATTACCACTTACATCATCATGTACAGATCTAAATGAATGTAATTCATAATGGGTACCATGAGGTATTAAATCATAAACATCATTATCATTTCTCTTAAGACTATCTATATCATCTTGAAGGTCGCTACGTTCCATATCCAATTCATCAAGAACATCAGGATCTTCCTCATTATCTATTTTTTCCTCAAGTTCCTCCATTAATCTTTCAAATTCTTTTAGGTCCTCACGTTCAGAATCACTTAAATACCCAATATCACCCTGTTGACTCATATATTCAAACACGGCATTTGCCATTAAACCTTCATCGTCAATATCAGGATTATCTAAATTCCATACACCCTCTTCTCGTCTTCCTTCTGCCTCTAGTCTTAACGCTCTTTCTTTTTTTCTCTCAAGTTCTTGATAATATGGTGTATCATAATAATTTAAACTACCACCAACTGTAACACCATCAAAATTTACAATACCTGAGGAACGAACATTTAAATCGCCAGTCACAATTAACTCACCCAAATTAGTTATTTGTTTTAAACCCATTAAGGGTAAGTTACCATTAACTCTTATTTTTT